GTCATACCTACACGAAGTCCTAAATATGCGTTTGCTGCACCAAAAATTACAGCCAGAAGCATTCCCATTTTTGGGATGAAGCTGTCTTTCCATCGCGAAATTTGCGATTCATTAATCCCTAACGCGTCGGCAACCTTTCGCTGACCACGTACAGCAATTCGATTCAGGATGTTGCTTGTAATTGCATTCGCTTTCTTGCGAGTACTTGTAAGTTGCATATGTAAGTATTTCCTTAACAAATAAGAAGTTATGCGCATCAAATTATGCGCGTTGTATTCCCGCATTTCGGCGGGAATGAGGACCATGACTGTTAAAGAGCGGGTACTGCTTAGGCGGCTTTGTTACTGGATGGAGGGAAAACATCATCCAAAGAACATTGGCACCCTAACTTCCTGAGGCCTTCTACGATCATTCGGCAATCGTTAAGGCCAGGAGTACGGATATTCAGCTCATAGTTGGCGATGCGGGATTGCCCCCAACCAATTGCTGAAGCTAGTACAGCTTGCGAAACTCCGATTTTTTTTCGCTGCTGGGCAATTTTGTTCATTGCGGTCTCCCTAGCATTAATCACACACCCATTACACACAATTTGTGATTAACAGTCAACCTCAATTCGTGTACAGAGTTCAATCACGTTGCGTGTTACATTTAAGGGATGAAAACGATGCATGAAATTATCGGGGAAAGGATCAAGTCCCTTAGAGAAGCTAAAGGACTTAGCCAGGCTCAATTGGCCAAGCTTTGCGGCTGGGCTGCGCCTTCACGCCTGGGGAACTACGAGTTAGGAACAAGAAAGGTTAGCGCGGATGACGCGCTGGTTCTTGGGGCGGCACTCGGCGTATCTCCGGCAAAAATAATGTTTGGCGAGGATTCAGACGCCGTATTTCGCCAATATGAATACCCGTTATTTTCTTCAGTGCAGGCCGGGCCATTTTCGGAGGTGGGAAGCTACACAGCCAGCGATGCAAAGGCATGGGTCCCAACGACCACAAAAGCCAGCGAAAAAGCTTTCTGGCTTGAGGTGAAGGGGCATTCAATGACGGCGCCTCAGGGGGTTCGTCCAAGTTTTCCGGAAGGCATGCTGATACTCGTTGATCCGGCTGAGCCGGTAGAGTCTGGGGATTTCTGCGTGGCTTCTGCAAATGGTGATTCAGAGGCAACGTTCAAGAAGTATGAGAAGGATGCAGGGGTTAGTTACCTGGTACCTTTAAACCCGGCATATAGAACACTGGATTGCGACCATAGCTGCCGCATCATAGGCAAGGTAGTTAAGGCGCAGTGGCCTGAAGAGACGTTTGGCTGATCGGCAAGGTGTTCTGGTCGGCGCATAGCTGGTGAAAAAATTATTTAATGCGGTGTATTGGCTGATTGTAACCCCATGTAACATCTTGCCGTCACCATTTCGGTGGTTAGATTTTTAATAAAAAAAAACAAATGTATAGCAAGGTTTTTTATGGATAAAATTAATTACCCACCCCTGTTTGAGCCAGGGTTCCATGACATGGATGAAGCTGGATTAAAATCGTATTGTGTCGATTGCTTTCCTTCATCATCCAGGCGAGGCATGCTATACTGTAATTTTATACAGCTACTCGAATCTATTCGAGAATTATCTGCTCAATATGGCTGTTTTACAGAAATATGGGTTGATGGTTCATACACCACGTCTAAACCAGAGCCTGATGATATTGATATTTTGTTGGTATGTGACTATAGCAATATAAACTCAATACCTGTCATGCTTCGGGGCCGCGTCGATAATTTGCTTGACCGAAACTACATCAAACAAAACTACAAAATTGATGTCCTACTACTCATGAAGAATTTAGATGACCCTAACTATGATTATGAGTACTGGCGTAGCTACTGGCGCGGTTGGTTTGGTTTTGATCGCAGTGAAAACCCGAAAGGGTTAGTGAGGATTTTTTTATGAATGATAAATCAATGTTTAAAAATTGCGATAAACGCATTGATTTCATTCAAAAAGAAGTCGATGCAATGAAGCAAAACAAAACCAGGTCCTTTGCTGACATGCTTCTTTATCGCTCCATGGATTCTCATCTGAGCGATTTGAAGGCCGAAAAATTAAAGCAAGATAGTCGGCACCCACTTATCGATTTTTTTGAGCTGCGGCTGAAAGGCTCTGAGGTTGACTTTGGCTCTATTCCTTTAGAGCTGCTTGGGGCTATTTCAACAAATCTTGCAGCGCTAATACAAAGAGCAACACACAAAATTGCCTCAGGCAAGGACTCAAAAAAAGTTCCCTACGACGTGAAAAGCTCCTTAAACCTCAGGCTGGCTGATTTATCCCCTGGGTCTACAAAATTGGGCGTCACCTTCTCTACAGGAATAGCAGAATTAGTAGAAACAGTACCCAGCAAGGCTGTAAAAGGCATATTCGATTTGTTGTTAAGCGATGACGACAACAACTTCATGAATCACGTCGCTGAAATTGGATACAATTCCACTGTAAGCCTTAAGAGAATCGTAGAGGAATGCGATAAACACAACTTAACATTTGATGCAAGTTGGACCGGTCCATTTAGTAATGGCACCAAGGTGGCAACTATTGACTCCAATAAAATTAAGTACTTGGTGAGTAGACTTACATCAACCATTTCATCCCCTCCCATTACTGAAACGGTTACAGGCGAACTGGTCGTTCTATCCAAATATGGGAAGCTGGAGCTTGATGTTGGTGGTGAACATTTAAAGGCTTCCTATCCGATTGAAATGCTAGATTTAATACAAAAAAAACACAAGGTCGGACAGATTGTTTCTCTTTTAGTGGAGACTACTGAGATTCACAATGATCGCATAGGTCTGTACCGTAAAAACCATCTTGTTAAATCGGTTCTTTAATATCTCACCCGGCCACCGCGCCGGGTTTTTTATTGTCCGCCGATCACTATCAGGACAGCACCTGCCAGCCGGTCCAAACAATTGATTAAATTACTATAATTCTTAATACAACTCCCATATCCCGCCATCTCGCCACCACCACCTTCGCTCGTTTTTCGAACTTTTCAGCACCCATCCTGCTGTTGCCACCGACTTAAGTAAGCAAAACCATCGCGGGTAAAACTATTTACACAAAAAAATCATACACATAACGTGTCACACCTTTATTTTACACATTTTGTGATTGACCATTAAATCACAATATGTGACTATCATTTCCATCAGCAGGACGCTGGTAGCCAAACGGAACATATTGGCAGGCTCTTTAACATTGATGGGATTGTCCCGCCGAAATGCGGGAACTGAGTTTAACAAAACAGGAGGTGCCGTAATGGTGCACTAACGCGGTTAGACCGCAGCCGAAAGG